ATGTATGGCGATCTGCTGGTTACAGTAAACCCAGGTGCAAATTTAAATGCGTAACCTGTGAAGAAATCTTTTACAGTAATATCTTCAACTGTTACTTCACCGTTAAGCAAGAACGCATCGTTATTTTTAGTAGCAAGACTAGGCTTAATATTAACGCTTCTTAGGCTGTGTCCTTTTACAGTTACGCCTGCTGGAACAGTTAGCGGAAATGTTTCTGTGTAAGTACCTGGATAGATATGTACAGTATCTCCAGCAGTTGCTACTGTGAGCGCATGTGTAAGAGAAGCAAACGGATCATTTTGATGTGTTCCTGTTTGTGAATCGCTACCGTTTTCTGCAACATAATAAATGTTACCCTGTCTTAAAGAAAGTGTAACACCGTCAACAGTTAAATTAGGAGTACTAATTGTTGCAGTATCAGCATAGATGTTATCTACATAGATGTTTCTCCATTGCTTGCCACCTGTATCGGGATCAGATCCTAGATCGTAGGTGTTAGTAGCATCTGGAATAATATTGGATATAATTTCCGCATTAAATGTAACAGCATCAGTGTCTTGATTACCAATAGTGATGTTACCGTCAGCTGTAATAGATCCTGTAGCAACTATATTTCCATAGACATTTGTATTTGCAAATATTTCTACGGTACCGGTTCCATTTGGACGAAACTCTAAGTTCTCGTTAGTTACGTTTGTGCTGATAACATTGTTTTCAACGCTAATGCTATCGACAGTTAATTTGTTTTGATATACAACAGTATCCGCCGTACCTAGTTCTAGTGTAGGCTGTGTTGTACTGATTGTGTTTCCTGTAAATGTTATATCCGCAATATTAGCAAGTGTGCTAACATCTAATCCATTGCTTCTAATTGTGCCATTTACATCTAGATCGTATTGAGGGGTAGCGGTATTAATACCGATACGGCTGTCATTAACATTCAGATATAATAGATCAGTCTCAAAGGCCAGATCTACCCCCTCACGAAGGAGGTTAGCCTTCAAGAGCGGACCACTAATACGACCAATAGCCATCTCTTCTCCTCAATACGGGGATCCTGTCCCTCCAACCAAATTCTCATCCTCACGGCTCTTTGCTGGTTGACCACAGTTTGACCCTGCAAAAGTTGGTCGCTTCTGCATTAGTAGTATTTATCGTTTTTTGGATTTAACCTAAGACAAGGGTGTAAATATCAAGAATTTCGCCCATGATCTCAGCAGTAACGGTTTCGCCTTCGCCTGCTGCTCGCTGCCATTCTACACCGTTCCAAGTTTCTAGATAATCTCTATCGGTATTCCAGCGAGTGGTTCCTGTAGGAGGGCTTAGAGGACGTTCTAGATCTGTACCAGAGGGTACAACCATGCCTCTGACATTATCAAACTTTAAGTAACCCTGTCCATTATTAACTACTGTAAGATCGTTATTGCTAACGTTATCAACTACACCGTCGATAAATGTTAAGTCATCAAAATACACTCTACCTAAACCGTCCGGACTTAATTCTAAGTTAGAATTGCTTACATTTGTAGTAATTAAATTACTGTCTATTAAAATGTCCCCTGTAGTAACACCTATAAATTGCATCATACCGGGAACTAATCTTCCAGTCTGTATATTGTTAACTGTAAAACTTACGGAACTAGGAGCAGTTGACCTAACTCGTGTATTTCTGTCGTCGCTAAAAACTCCGTTAAAAGCAACATTGGCAGAACTAAACCCTTCGAATAAATTTGTAGAAGTATTATAACGAATATCTGACTGCTCAGATATCCTCTGTGCAGTAGTTCCTCTAGGAAGAATTATATTAGAATTGCTGGATACATTTAAGTAACCGGCAGGACTCCAAATTAGATCTCCGCTAACAGTTCGAACAGTATTTCCACTAATTCGTATATTTCCTGTATCAATTCTCTCTCCGTCAATATAGGTAATTTCACCACCGGTGTTTATTACTATTGCGCTAACACCGCTGAAGTCAATATTGTTAGCATTTATGCTGGTTTCACCTGTATCAAAATCTACATAAAATATGTTACCAACTCTAAATGTTCCTCTAGCATCAGTAGAAACGTAATAGATCTTTCCACTGTTGAGTTCTACAGCTTCTTGATCCCTCAGTGTAAGTGTTGAATCGTTGCTTGAATCTGTACCTGCGCCTGTATATGCAAAATTATGTCCTATTAGATACATCAGCGTATCGGCACCGTCTGCTACAGCGCCGTAATTACCGTACACACAAGCTGAACCAATTGAACGTATTTCTGCTCCAAACACTGTACCTAGATTAGCAAATCCTGCTGATCCTTGCAGTGCGTATAACCCTCTGTTAGCAAAGTAAGTAAATGAATTGAGCCATTCTACACGCACACCGTTTGTCATAGTAATACAGTCAACACCCGGTGTGATAAATGTAGCACTATGAAACAGCATACTTGCTTGTGTGCTGGCGCTGTTTAGCTCGCTTCCGTCAATCCAGGCTCCGTGTCCTGCTACACCTGCATCGTTATTAGTAATAACACTTACATTTCTTACATAGGGGCTACGATCATTAATAACAGCGCCCGGTGCAAATCTAAATGCATATCCAGTATTACTTCCGCTGTCAAATGTAAAATCTCTAACAGTAATATTTTCAACTATTGTGTTTTGATTTAAATGAAATATATCTTCGCCTTGACTAGCTGTGTTAGGACGCACAACAGTATTTCTTATATCTTCACCTGTAATAGTTGTATTTTGTGGAACTATTAATGGAGTAGTTTCTTCGTATTCTCCTGGATAGATATGTATTGTAGTAGGGCCTGCTGTGCTGCCATCTGCTACTGCTAGAGCATGCGCAATAGTTCTAAATGGTCCGTTAGGATGGTCACCTACGTTAGTGTCATTTCCGTTTACTGCAACATAAAATATATTACCCTGTCTTTGAGCTAGGCTAGTATCTTCTACAACTACTACATTTGCAGCAAGTAAATTACCTTCAATTGAACCTGCATACATAGTTCTCCAATGTTTTGCAGATGATCCTAAATCATAGCTGTCTGTAGAGTCAGGTATTAGATGACTGTTAACGTCTGCGTTAAAATCTACGCTGTCTGTATCGTCATTGCCTAGAGTTAAATTTCCGCCAAACGTAATATTTCCCGTAGCGTGTAAACTACCTGTTACATTTGTGTTTGCATGAATATCTAGAGTGCCAGTACCGTCGGGTCTTATTTCTAAATTTGTGTTTGGTGTAATAGTACTAACAGTATTAAAGTCTATTTTAATATTGTCTGTGCTCAGTGAAGAGAGCTGAATTTGATTTGCAGCATTGAGATACATGTTGCCGGGAGCAACATTTATTTCACTGTTTTGAATAGTAAAATTTGCAACAGTAAGATAGGTATCCTGTAGGAGAGTATCGCCTGCAATAGTACCTGCTACTTCTAAATCGCTAGCAGGACTTTCAGTATTAACACCTATTCTAGCTGTGTTTACTTTTAACTGTAGTAGGGCAGTGTCTAATGTTTCGTTTTTAAAATTTAAGTCAACGCCATTTCTTACAAGATTATCCTGTAAGACTCCACCGCTGATTCTACCTACTTGCCCTGCCATTTAGGTCTCCTTTGACAGTAGTATTTATTTGTCAAAGTTATGAATAACAGTTACGTCTTTTCCGAAAGGTACTGCTGTACCAAATTGAATATACCAACCGTTTGCTTTGCCGGGTGGGTTTTGTACTAGTGTATAGTTTGTTCCAGGAATTTGATAAACGTTTTCAACAAATACTAAAATGTTTCTTGCTGATGCAGGTATAGGATAATCTGCATCACCAGAATTTAATATACCAAATACTGTTTCAACAGCATCACCTGGGCCAAATGTTTGTTGTACAATACCAGGATTACGATTAGGTTCTTTAAATCTTACTTTTCTCCAAGCACCGTCTTGATATGCTTCTACTTCGTCTGTTGTAGTGTTGTAGCGCACATGTCCATCTGTAGGATAAAATGGACGCTCACTAGTAATACCTTTAGGAATTCTAATAGAATTCTTAGAATCCATGATTACTTGATCGTTAGTGTCAAAGTGAACACCCTTGCCTGAAAGGCTTCTCATATTAGTACTTTGACGCTTTAGAAATCTCATATTATACTTCCAAATAACTTACAGTTGCAGATAGGTTTGTTGGCGACTCACCTAGTAAAACTATTTTATCACCTTCTTCTAGAATAATCTTTTCTGAATCAAAAGTAAATGTTTCACCAGCAGGAAGAATTAAATTTCTAACTACCATGTTAACATTTCCTTTAGCTTGTCCGTCCGGAACAAAATGTAGGTCAAAGTTTGTTTGACCGTCTTCTTCATGTCCAGGGTTAGGTGTCCAAGTGTTGCATACTAGAATTGTTGTGATAGCATATCTTTTGCCAGCAGGAACTACTAGTAGTTCTGTATCTGTATTTGTTATTAATGCATTTGCTATTGCCATCTTGTTTGTCCTTAAAATATCATACTATAAATTAGAGATCTATTATTACTTATAATTTCATCTCTTCTTGATTCAGCATTGACGAAAAACAAACCAGTGCCACCAGTAGACTCATTCTTAATATAAAGTTTTAACCCGTCGGTTGGTACTATTGGGGAAACTGATACATCGTCTGGACTAGGCAGTGCATTTATTTGCAATGTATCATCAATTACTACATGTCCTGTACCAGGTGCTGTTAAAATTAAATCTGCATCAGAAGCTGTAGTTTCAATTTTTGTACCAATAATTCTAATATCACCTAACTCAAATCTATCAGCATAAATGTTAGCAACTACGCTGCTGTCAATTGCAATTTCAATTCTACTAGGTGTGCCAGTAACTTCACTATCAAGTGCTTTTACAGTAGTTGGATCGATTGTACCGCTACCAATCTGTGTTAGCAATATGCTTGCAAATGCTGTAGTTATAGCATCGTCTACATACTTTTTATTTGTGATGTGATCGTCGTCTGTAACATTTAATTCATAATTACTAGTGCCAGTAACGCTAATAACTCCAACACCTGCATTGATCAAATAAAGGTCACCGCCGCCGGTACTGATACTGTTTGTTCTAATGCCTACTAAACTTCCGGCTTCATTTTTAAAATGAAATCCTCCTGTTTTAGTAGTTTCAGTTATAGGATCTCGCCAAGTTACATTTTCATCAAAAAGGAAATAACCATCAGATAAAGATCCTCTATCAAATTTTATACCTGCTGTATCTAATGTGATTCCTGCACCGGTTTCTCCTGCATTAAGAACAATAATATTGTCCTTAACAGTCATATTTTCCGAATTTACAGTAGTAGTGTTTCCTTCAACAACTAGATCTCCTGTAATACGAACAGTTCCTTGTTCAGGACCGGTATTTAAAATAATCTGGCCGCCAGGCTGCACCGATATTTTATAACTACCATTGGATACATTAAGATACTTTGACATTCGTTATTCCTATAATGTAAGGGGATTGCTCCCCTTACTATTAGATAGCTGTTAAACGCATTACAGTTTCTGTTGAGTCGTTCTCAATTGTCCACTTGTATCTTACGTTATTGAAATCTCTGCAAGTACGGTTGAATAACTTTTTAATACGTACTTGTGTGCCACCTGTACCAACGATAGTACCTTGTATTGACATTTCATTAGCAGCTAATGAACCAACAGCTTTATCAACTAGTGTGCAGATACCAACATTACCTGTACCTGCGCCGCCAGGAGTAACTGCTGTACCTGTCTTAGTATCGTTTACTAAGAACTTGTTTGAGCTACGCTGTCTTAGAATATAGCTTGAAGCAGAAGCAGAGTTGCTGCCTACTTTAGCATTTACTGTGATGTTGAAAAATGTTTCGTTTGAAGCTGGTGCGTAGCGTGTATCATCTGCATCTGCTAACCAACCAAAAAATTTCTTGTTTACTGGACGTCCCATTTGTTTTCTCCTTTATGTTGACGTTCTAGGTCTACGCTGTGGGTTACAGCATAAGTCTTAGACAATGTATTTATCATTAAAGCATTTAGTCAAAGAAATAGGGCCTTTCGGCCCTATTTCAATTTGCTTACCTAAGCAATTACTATTATCTGAAGCTTACGCTTGAAGAAGTAATAGCAACGTTTGCTAGGTAGTCTGCTGCGTTACCAAGTGACGAAGCTGTGTTGGTTAGTTCAACATAACCATAACGTGTCATAAAGCTGACAGTTGGTTCGAATGTTGATGGATCTAGTACAACACCGCTGCTCATCAATGGAATGTATGGGCAGTAGAATGCTGGAGCATCAGCTTCTGAAGTTCCCTTGTAACCAACGATAACGTTAGCATTGTCAGCAGCATAAGTGTTGACATATACCTTCATTGCGTTGTTTAGGGTACCAACTAGCTTAGTGTTAGTTGGAGCTTCAAATGTACCTTCTGTGGTACGTGCAAAAGCTGAGGTTGTTGCGCTCTGTAGAATTGTTAGTGCGAATGGTGAAACTACAGCGTAGTTACCAGCACCACGACGTGTACGCTGAGCGATTAGGTTTGCTGCACGGTTGATCTGAACAGCTAGAGCAGCGTGTTCGTCACCAACGAATGTAGCAGTACCGCTTACAGCAGTCTGGTCGTATGTTTCTACAGCAGTACCAGCTAGAGTGTTTAGCGAAGCTAGCACTTCCTGGTCGATTTCAGCTGTGATTTCTTGAGCAAGAGCAGCCATGATTTCTGCTTCTACGTCGATGCCATGCATAGACTGTGCGTCTTGTGCAGCTTCGAAAGTCCAACGTGCGCTGAGCTTACGAGTCTTGGCTTCAACTGTTTGCTTCAAGATTTGAATGCTTAGTCTGTTACCGGCAACACCTTCTAGAGCAGCGGTTGCGTCTGCCTTAGCTGTTGATGTGTTGCCTGAATAGGCTTCAGCAATCTTGAATGGGCTTAGAGCTTCTTCACCTGCAACTGCACCTGAAGCGCCTGAGCCTGCTGTGTCCGCATAGCGAACACGTAGTGTGTGGATTTGACCCACGGGTCCTGTCATTGGCTGAACACCAACTAACTCGTTAGCAATAACGGTTGGCATCACACGACGGATGACTGGTAGGATAACACGGTTAAGTGTTGCGACATTACCGGCAGAAGTAGCACCAGCAGTAGCACTTTCTGCAAGATACCTACGGGTATTTTCCAGTGTAGTGGCCATTACTGACTTTTTGTTGCCTTGAAGGCCTTCAAGAAGTGCTGCTTTTGTATCCTGCCAGCGACTTTCTAGTAGTTCTGACATTTTTATCTCCTTAATTTAATCCAGCTAGACGCTTAATTTCGATTACGTTATCTGCGTCTGCCTTACTACTAATTGTAATTTGATCTCTGTTGCCTGTTACTTCTTTGCCTTCTGTTAATGTTGCCTTCTGCTTTGCTGGAGATTTACCGTCTATTACCGCCGGTAGGTATCTTTCAAACTGTGAGCGTAGCTTGACTGTTTGAACACTTTCCAGTAAGTCTGTCATAATTTCGCGCTGATCCTTGCTTAGTGGAGCAAGTAACTCGCTAACTATTTCTTTGCGTTGTGCAGCTTCTACTAATTTCTGCTTTTCAGCTTCTTTAGATTCTGCCAACTGTTTTGCCTTTGCAGCAAATGCTTTAGCTTCTGATAGTTGCTTGTCCTTAACGGCAAGTACTTTTAGAAGTTTAGCAGTTTCTGACTTCTCATTTAAGTATGATGTGCCAAACTCTGCTGCAAATGCTTCAAATATCTTACGACCAAAATCGTTCTGACGTGCTGCATCGATATCTTCCTTGAGTGCGCCAATTTCCTTGGTCAAAGTCTTGGCAACTGTCTCTTGTACTAATGCGGCACTTCTTTCGATAAAGTTTTGTTTAACCTTAGCGAAGTGTGTCTTAGCTTCACGTACTAAACGTACTTTTGTTTCAGCTAAATCTTTCTTATCTTCATAAAACTCTGCGATTTCAGATGATAGTGCTTCTACTACAAACTCTTCTAGCTTGGCGTACTGTGACTCCATTGCTATCTTGTCTGTGCGAAGTTCTTGGATCTCACGTTGTAGTTGTTCAACTACGAAATTGCGTAGTAGACCTGCATTCTCACGCATAGCAACAGCATATTTTGCCTTTGCTTCTGCTAGTGATTTACGATCTTCTGCGAATTCTGCGATCTCTTCTGCTAGGCGTTCTGACAATAGTGAGTCAATAGCTTCCACCATTGAATTCTTGTCGTGCTCATATTTCTGAGCGAACTCTTCACGAAGTTCAGCAACAGCTTGTTGCTTATTTTCGTTTACCTTGGCATTCCAAGCTGCTTCAATATCTGCTCTGATTTCTTCTGAAATTACATTGTTTTCGAAGAGTGTCTTCAGTGCATCCAACATATTCTTCTCCTAGTTTACTGGAGCTTGTTGATGATATTCATCAACGATTCCTTGAGGTACTTCTGAGCCTTTGCATCGCCTCTAACTTCTTGTGCTATTCTATATGCCTGATACCCGCCACGATTATTCATTAGATGTTCATAAATGGGTGTTGGGTATGCACCGGGTGCGCTAGGTTGAGCTACTACATCCACAGTGATAATTTCAAAGTCGGAAACTTCTCCACTTCCGTCTTCTTTAACATTTCCGCTACCGCGCGATGAGACACCTAGCTTAACTCCGCTTTCAAGCATTGTTTTAACTAGGTTTCCCATCGGTGTTGGTAGGATTTTTAGTTTTCCGTAACCGTTTGGACCGTCCATCCACATTTCTGAAATCATGTGGCTAACACGGTCTAGGTTTATATTAAGGCCTTCTGGATGATCGACTTCGCCGAGAACTGAGTAACCGCCGGTGATCTGATCATTGAGAGTCTTGACAGCCCTGCCGATTTCATTTACAGGATACACTCGCTGATTTGCGTTGCGGACTCCGCCTTGAATGCAGATACCCTTCATATAAAGGTTCTTACCTTCGTCGGCGGATTCTACTACGATCCTTGCCTGGTCAAAGCTCAAATTCTCTCGTAAGTTTATCATCTAAACTTCCTTATTACTTGCTGCCAATAGTTGACTTCTTATTGTCAGCTTGTTCGCCAGCGCCTTTCTTTTCAGCGCCATGGCCTTTTGACATAGCCTTTAGAGACTTAGCTGCTTTACCGCCTGGTACGTTTACGTTACCTGCGTTGTCTTCCTTTTCAGTGCCCTTAAATAGGCTGCTGCCCTTTAGCTGTCCCTTGTTAGCTTCAACAGGAGACTTTTCAGTGCCAGCTTGGTTTAGGTTCTTTGCAGTGCCGCCCATGTCGTTCTTGCTAGCAACAATTGACTTAGTGTTTGCACCGTCGTCACCCATTGTAGCAGTAACTTTTTCTACGTATTCACGCATCTGTTCAGCTGATGACTTCTTTTCAGACTTTTTATCAGCCTTCTTGTCATCCTTCTTCTCTTTAGCTTCGCCAAAGTTAAAGGCTTCTTTTTCTTCGTCGCCTTCGTCTTCTTCGCCCTCGTCACCTTCTTCGTCACCGCCCATATCCATGTCGCCGTGCTCTTCTTCACCTTCTTCGCCAGCCATTAGCTTTTCGAATTCAGCTTTTAGTTCATCAAGGGCATCTTCTAGATCTTCAACGCGATCTTCTA